ACTGCTCGAGCCCGGCAGGCATCGCCCGGCTCGCCTGCATGAGTGTTTATTAGTGTTATTATGCGATTATTGGGTTTTTGTTTGTTTTGTGTATGTTAACCCTACAGACAAATCTTAGAAAATATTATAATCCGTTCGCACATCAAGAAACGAACGGAATCTATAAATAGTAATTGTGTTTTAATTAATTATGTTAGTCCCAATAAGTGTGTGTCTTATGTATTTCTCAATAGAGTCGTAGTTTATTAATAAAAAGCCAATTTGGCTTACTGAACGACCGAAGGGACTTCGTCAGTCAGAAGAGCGTCGTAGTAAGGGTCAGCGACGAGAAAACTTATTAATTATAGTTTTAATCGAAAGGTTTATATATAACACACACATCTTAATATTATGAATTCAAGAGAAGAAAAAAGATGGGAGAGGATGAATATTATTAGACGGAGTATGAAGAAGGCTGGGAAGAATTTGAATGAGGAAAAATTGATAGCGATGTGTTTATGTGAGTTTGGTTGCGCACGTCGGACAGCGATGGAATACATTAAAGCAATAAAAATATATTATGGTTGATTACACACAAGAAAATTATAAAGCAATATGGGGGCATTATCCTTTTTGGGATGACCCAGACCCGGAAGGATTTAACAAAAGAGTAAGAATTGCGGAGGAAAAATTTTGTGACAGATGAAAAAGAAAAAGCAAGAAATTTCCTCTACCAAAATTTCACCCGAGCAATTAATGAAATCAATGAAATCTTCAACTATTGGAAAGAAGGGGGGATATTTGCGGAATGCAACGTCTGCGGTAGTCTTTGCAGAGAAAAAACCAGAGATTAAACTAGATGATTGGCAAGAAGAGATTATGGCCGAAGAAGAGAGTCATATCCTCCTAGCAAAAGGCAGAAGGATTGGAGCAACACATCTATTCGCACAAAAAGCAGTCGAATGGCTTAGAACCCACCATAACAATCACCCAACCTCTCAAATAGTCTGTGCAAGCCTTACAATAGACCAAGCACAACTTTTAATAGCATTCGCAACATCATACGCACAACAAAAATATCCAAAATTAATAGGGGAAGGAAAAGATTCACCAACACTAAACAGATTAATTCTTAAAGTGAATAATAATAGAAGAATATTATTAGCAAAACCCGTTGGAGATACAGGAAGGTCTTCGAGAGGTTTTGAGGGACAAATATTAATGGTTGATGAGGGAGGATTCCAACCAGATTTATTCTTTGAAGCAGCAAAACCAATTCTAGCAACCACGAACGGAAGGATATGGATGTTTGGGACTTTTGACGGACAAGAAGGATATTTTTGGGAGAATTATAAAAAAGTAATCATTGATAAAAACCCAAAGGCAAGGTTTAAGGTTTGGGAGATGGATACGGAGACAGTCTCACGAAAAAGACCGATAAGTGAGAGTTGGACGCAAGAACAGAAAGAAGGTTTAATTGAATTTCTAAAAGAAGAAAAAGATGATATGTCTGAAATGGCTTATGCACAAGAATATCTAGGAATTGCCGGAATAGATAAAAGACAATTTTATAGTGATGAATGGATAGAAAAAGTCTGTCACGTCGACGAGGACGAACAAATAATCCCTGAAAATGGGATAAACTATGGAGGTTTTGATTTGGCGAGAATGGGAGGAGATTTTTTCACAGCAGAAATCCTTAAGAAAATTGACAAAAAAAATCTAACACAAATCGACCACTATACAAGAAAAATGCTCCTAACAACAGATAATGAAAATTTAATTATGGAATATACTAGAAAATGGAATTGTAAACAATCGGGAATCGATGCAGGCTCAGGAACTTTAGGGGTTTCTATTTTTGACCATCTCCAACTAGTAAGCGACATGAAAAGAAAAATTATTGCAATGAATAACAGGCAAATCTCAATAGACCAAGAAGAAGGGAAGCAGAGATTATTCAATGAAGATATGCACGACAATTTGAGGGCAATGGGATTTAGGGGAGAACTTCACCTTTACAACATGGACGACATCAAGGCATCATTCCGTTCCGTGAGGTGGGATAAAATTCAAGATGCTCACGGGTTATGGAAGGTTAAAATATCAGGAAAAAACACCCATATAGTCGAGGGGATAATGAGGGCGGCAGAACTAGCAAAATCGAAAGGTTTAAGACTTTGGTGTAGGTAGAATAAACATGACTGAAGATTCAATATTCGCGACGTTTGACCAAATCAAATTCAAGGCAGGGAGCGGGGTTAGTGCTGCGGCAACAGTAGAAGCGAATATTAATCAATTAGCACTAGAGGTTGAAGCGTTTGTTAATTCTTTGACGAGGTTTAATTGGTCTACAAACTTCGCAACATATAAGACACTAGCGACAGCATTATTAACAGAAATAGAAACGAACTACTGTGGATATTTCCTAATCGCCTTCGACAATTCAGGGTACAACTCCCAAAGGGAAGCGGAGAATCTAATGAATACTTGTTGGGCGAGATTCATTCAAGCCATCGGGTTAATTAAATCTCAAGACACGGTGACGTGGATGAAAAAACAAACAGTATAATGGCTGACACATTAATTACAGGCACAACTTTGGTTGAGAAGGAGAGTAGGAGTATTGGGGATGTGCCGATTGGTGGAGTGGTACCTTGGTTAAAGAATCTAACGGGGGTTCCTAATCTACCAGACGGTTGGGTATTATGTGATGGTTCAGTAGTCTCAGATAATTTAAGCCTTCTAAATGGAGTAACAATCCCAGACCTGAACGGAGATAATAGATTTCTAAGAGGAAACGACACAGCAGGGGGAGAAGGCGGAAGTGAGACTATGGCTCATACTCACACAATCACAACAGATACAAAACTAGAGGGGGGTGGTGATGAGTTTGATGAGGTTGGGAATGCAACAACATCAGGAGCATCAAACACGGAAAATAGACCACCATTCCATGACGTAGTTTGGATTTGTAGGACAAGATAAAATGGCACATGACTTTAAACGATTCCCAGAACTAAGAAACTCCCAGATGAATCTCTACTACTTCGACAGTCCACACCAACAAATAGCAGAAGACTTTGATGCAAGAGTTTTGAGGGTTGTGGATGGTGACACAGTAAGATTAGAAGTAGGGTTTAGAAACTTTGACTTTCCGCTTCGTTTAAGTAACCTCCTTGCTCCCGAGCTTAACGAAGCGGGAGGGGTAAGAAGTCGTAACAGATTAAGGTCATTGATTGAAGGGAAATTAGTTGAGGAGATTGTTAACAAGGCAAACAGGGTCGGTAAGTGGGGACGACTATTGGGAGAGGTGAGGGAGAGAGGGTTTGATATCGGGCAACAGATGGTTCAGGAAGGATTTGCTGTTTCCCTCGACGAGGAACAACCGGGAATTAAACAACTAATCATAGCGGACATATTATAATGGGAGAAAAAAGATTAGAAGGCGCAGTATCAAGCGACCTAACAGGGGTTATGACAGACTTCTCAGTACCAACGGCAATGACGGACGGAGCAGGTGTAGAGGGAGAAACAACATGGGACAATGAATTTTGGCCACAATACTTAGGATATTTTAAACAAATCCCTGAACTTAACGCTGCAATCAACGCAAAAGCGACGTGGACGATAGGGAAGGGATTTAAGGCGGATGAGGTGACGACAATGTTACTAGACACATTGAGAGGATGGGGTAAAGACACCTTCAACACAATCCTAGAAAACTGCATTAGAACATACTATATTGGAGGAGATGCTTTCTGTGAAATCATAAGAGACGATGAAGGCAATCTAATCAACTTAAAACCCCTAGACCCGTCGGTAGTAACTATTATTGTTAATAAAAAAGGAAGAGTAATTAGGTATGAGATGAACGCAAAAACAAAAGTACCAACAAAGGAATTCAAACCGGAGAAGATATTCCACCTTGCGAGAAATAGGGTGGCAGACCAAATTCACGGGGTTAGTGTTATTGCTTCTGTGGAGAATATAATCCTTGCAAGGAATGAAGCAATCGCAGACTACAAGATTGTGATGCACAGGAACGTATACCCACGTATGATATTTCACCTTGACACCGACGATGAAGACGAGATAGCATCATTTAAAACAAAGATGGATAATACCTATAAGAAGAATGAGAACTTTTATGTTCCAAAAGATGTTGTAGTTCCTGAATTGATGGCGGTTGCACCAAACGCAACACTAGACCCTAAGGCATGGATTGAAGCGCAGGGTGATTTTTTCTATGAAGCGGTGGGGGTGCCACAAATCATCCTAGGTGGCTCAGGGGAATTTACTGAGGCTTCTGCTAAAATTGCATACTTGGCATTTCAACAGAATATAGAGGAAGAACAATTGTTTATAGAGGAACAAGTATTAAGTCAGTTGAATATTGTAATCGAGTTAGAGTTCCCAGCATCGTTAGAGAATGAATTATTATCTGACAAGGCAAAGGATGGGGCAGAGAATATTGACGCATCTGAAACTACTGCGGGGGAGGGACAATAATGACACACGGCGGAAGACACACAAAATTGGGGCATACAGACTTATCTACAAAGAGGGGTCAGGAAAAGGCGAAGAAGGAATTTGAAGAGGCTAAGAGGAAGGGAACTGCAGTCCGAGAGGAAAGGAAAAAGAGGGAAGGTAAGGGGAGAAGAGAAGAACCTGTGAGGAAAGAGAAACCCACAATATTTCTTAACAAACCACAACCAACGAGGGAAGAGGCAATTGAAACAATCACAGGAGAAACAAGATTCTCTGATGTGAGGGAATTCGGTGTGACAGGTTCGGAATTTGGACAGAAGAAAAGGGAAGTGTTTGCGAAAGAAAGACCTACTGAGAAAATGATATTAGATGTCTTTTCGGGAATCACATTGGGAGCATTGGGAGCAAAGGTGGCAATACCATTCCTAGCATCGACGGCGGTGGGGTCAGCAACGACAGTTGGGAAGACAGCCCCGGCGGTAACATTTGGGACAAAGGAATTCTTTAAAACGGCAGGAAGATTTTCATCAAACATAAAATCAGTAGGATTAACCACCTCTTTTTTAAGGAAGATTGGGGGAGCGCCGGCATTGTTGGCGGTGATAGGGTCTTATCCTTTTGCAGGGTTTATCAAAGAAGAGGCACTACAAACATTATCGTTCGCGGTGAAGAGTGCAAGGGATGCAGGAAATTTAGAAGAAGAACAGGAAGCGATTGATAGAATTGATGTGATGTTGAATCCATCAACATGGAGTAAAATATTAGCATCTATACCTTTTGCAAATGTGGTTGCAAAACTTAAAGACTTTTATGAGGCTGCTGCAAAGAAGAATGAAATAGACCAAGCATCACTAGATAAAAGATTGGCAATATCAACGGGGGAAGTAGAGAGTGATTTTGCTAGGGAACGTAGGGAATCAGATGAGGCGGCAAGGGAGAGGGATGTTGCGGCACAAGAAGAAGATACAGCATTTTTTGATGAACAGAGAGAAATACAAAGACAAGAAAAACTAGAAGAACAGGAATTAGATTCTCAATACTTCAGACTAATTAGGGAAAAGAAATTTGATGAGGCAGAGGAATTGTTACAGTCGAGGTTAAACGCATGAGGGCAAAATTCCGCCCCTCTATCTAGTAGGAGGGACTAATAATTTCCATGGCGACGATAAAAGAAAGGTTGGCGAAACTTGAAAGGACACAATGGATTCTAACAGCAGTATTATTGGGTCATGTTGGTGTAGAGTACATCCCGTTACTAATAGCGATACTTTTATAAAGGAACGTCACGATATAATTCTATGAACGATGATGAAAACAATGAGAGTGACGCTGGGGGAAAAGAGACTAATACTTCTGATAAGGATGGTGAGAAACCTGTTTCTATCGTTGAAGAGGCTAGGGCGATTCGCGACGAGATTAAAGAGGAAAGGATTAAACTCACGGAAGAGAATGATAGGCGGGAAAAAGCAAGGGCGGAAGATATGTTAGGGGGAAATTCTGATGCGGGGCAACAAACGGAAGTAAAGAAAGAAACTGATGCGGATTACGCCAAACGAGTACAATCAGGAGAATTCAATGGACCAAAAGAAGCCTGAAATCCCAAAAGATTTAGGAGTTAAGGTTGGTACTCCTCTCGAAGTTCTCTGGACTGAAGTAAAAAGACAAATTGAGATTGTTATGAAAGAAGCTGAAAACACACTTATAATCCAACGAGAAAACCTTAAAATTGCTGATAAAAAGATTCTTGAAGAAAAGGAAAAGTTTAAATAGTTATTCGGGTTAACCGAATACATGACATTTGAGACAAGGTTGATGGTCGAAACGGAATTACCGGTTAATTTTAAGTGTGCGGATGGTGCGGGGATTGCAAAAGGTTCTATTTTAAAACTTACTGAATCTATGACTGCAATAATTACTTCCGGCCAAGGGGATATGGTTGCGGGGATTGCAGCAGAGGAAAAGATTGCTAACGACGGGAAGACTTCTATTAAGGTTTATATGGGTGGAATCTTTAAAGGTACGGCGGGAGCCGCAGTTTTAATTGGTATTGGGTTAATGACCGACGCTACTGCGAATAAATTAGAAACTACTACAGGGAAAACTGGGGCGGCACAGTTAGGATATGCTTTAGAGGCTCCAAGTGGTGATGGGCAAACTTTCATGTTTAGATTAAATCCGGGCGGAAGCGGGGCTATAGCTTAAATGGCAGATATAGCAGGTGAGATAGATATTAGGGGCATTGATATTGATAAGTTGGCGAAGGGATTCGCTGACCTTGAACCAAATGTGATTAAACAATTTGTTGCGAGTTCTAAGGCAGTCGCTAGAGAGTTGCGATGGTATCAGAAGACTTCTGGGTTCATTGATACCCAAACAACTGATGATACAGCGGGCACACTAATCTCAAATACTTCGGGTGGTAGACCTTTCGTAGCAGAACAGAGTTGGACTAGAAACACTTCTTATGTAAAAGAGTTCTTTGTTGAATCTCCAATGCTTTCGAATTCTGATTTGAAAGACAATGATGTTGATTTGTTAACTACAACGATTCGGGATTTGGTTAGGTCGGTTCAGAGGAAAGTAGGATTGAGGATGTTTGAAATATTAGTAAACGCTTTGGCAGCTACTCCTACACAACCTTTAACAGGGGCGGTGACAGTTCAGAATACAGCATCGACAGCTGGATGGGATCAAGTTGCAACGGCTAACCCAATCCTAGATATTCTTAACGGACAGATGAAGATAAGGCAGCAAGGATATGACGCAGGACAAGCAATAATCGCTATGAATTCTATTGAACATAAGTTTTTGATTTCTTATTTGATCAATGTTAAGGGGTCGAGTATTCCATCCTTCTCTACGGAGAAGTTAAGGAGCGGGGTAGTTATGGAGATATTGGGGAACAGCGTTATAGTTGATGAAATATTTACAACAGATTGGGTATACCAATGGGTACCTAATCGGGTTGCAACGTGGAAATCTTTCACACCGATAAGTTCTGCGAAGATTGTAGAACCTTTGATTGGTGTAAAGATTAGGGTAAAAGAAGAGGGAGAGTTGATCCTCCACGACCCTAACGCAATGCACATTATTTCTAATACAATCGGAGTATAAAATGACAATAGAAAATAGAGAGAGAGCATATAAACATTTCAGAAAGTTAGAGAATAGTTACGTAGCACTACCTCACCTAAACAAGGGAATGACTGAGACTATAGGATTAAGGGCAAGAGCAAAAGTGAGCGCTGACGCTTTATTGAAAAGAAATCCTGAGTTAGGGGAACTTGATAAACCAGATGAGAAAGTTGAGGAAGAGAAGACTAAAAAGACTAAAAAGAATTCTAAGGAGGAATAATGGGATTTGATGTCAAGGACATACAAGCTGCACATATAGCCGATGCAACTGGGAGCGCAGGGGCAGATGACCAGAAGGCACAAATTAACGCAATTCTAGTAGCCTTGGAAAATATAGGAGTGTTAGCAAAATCTTAAAATGGCGG